GACCTTACGTAGATTCAGCTGGATATACAGCAGAAGATAGGAAAAATGAGTCAGATTTAAATGGATTAGAAAATCAGTCACCTTACTAATTATTAATTGACCTTAGCAGTAGGATGGTGAAACTGCATATACTTATTTATACTAACAAATATGATTGCCATGAAGGAAACAATTTATTTTAGCACACTTATCAATATCAGAGATTATTTGACTGATGTACAAAAAGAAGATGTAAGAAAAGATATTCGAGAAAGAATGGATAATCTTAAGTCTTATGCTATGCAAGAAACTTGTGATATAGAAGAAGCAAGACAAAAGTTTACTGTTTATCAAGAATTAATTGCATGCATATGATACACTTAAAATTAATTTATAAATAAAAAAACAAAAAATCTGATTATGAGAAATTTAGCATCAAAAGGTTTGAGTATGTCTCAAGCACAAAGCATTAGTAATCTGTGCAATCAAAATGCACAAGAGATTGCACGTGAGATTGAATCTTACAACAACTGTAGTAAGATGATTAGCATTAGTGGTCAATCTTACCTACTACAAGAAGGCATAGTTATAGCAGAGGATATCTTAGATAAACTTAAGACTAAAGGTGATTTACATGCTACTCAAGCATTCCTTATGGAAGCTATTAAGAGTAAGGAGTCTGAAATAGGAAGAATCCGGAATTTAACACCAGATATTTCTCACTTGACACAACCTGTGCGTGTGTATGCTCCTGATTACGAAATAGAGGATAATGTAGAAGAATCATGGGGTTGGTCACAGCTTACAGATTCTGAATACTCAAAGTATTTACAAGAAGAAGCATTAGCATCTCATCTTGGTCAGTTCATTCATAAGAATGGTAAGTTATCTGAATTAAGAAGAGAACTTCCAAATATATCTACTCTTGAATGGTTTGAAGTTGAAGATGGTAAAAAGACTCCGGTTAAAGTTACCAAGCATCATCACCCTAGTTCATTAATGGAACTACATGAGGAAGTTGCAGAACTTTATAGAAAGCACGAACAAAGTGTGAATTTTTACAAAGCTAAGGTTAAGAACTTAGTAAGTGATGAGAATGCACGTATTCAGAAAGAGAATGCAAACAAAGCAGCTGAATTCTTGAAGCTTGAGAAAGAACTCAACCAGAATTATCAGTTAGAAATGGATGCATACAATGGTGAAGTGTTAAGACTTACTATGGAATTTAATAGCCAACGTGAATTGGATATTAAAGCAGCAGCAGCATTAAGAATTAATGTTGATCCACGTTTTCAAGATGTTATAGATTTATTTATACAAATTGAGAACTAATATTAATATTAGGTGAGTAAGAGATAGGCACAAGCTGATTCTCTTACTCTTCATACCTAGTGACAGGAATTCATATATACTTCGTGGCATAGACCACATCTAAAAAATGTAATGTTATACAAAAACTTAAAAAACCGCTTCTCTTCAACTTTACTGAGATAGAACTCATCATCAGACAAGTTACTCCATCTAGCGGAGATAACTGGCTGATATAATTGAGACTGTATTTTTGTATTTGCCTTTGTGGAAGAGAAGGTCTTTGAATTTGTATTTGCATTTGATTTTAGCTATATATTCCTGTCACTTGGTGACTATAAATACTTATATTATGAAAAAAATGACATTTAATAAAGAAGATAAAAAATGGTATATCTTCCTACCTCAGTGGGAAGGTGATAAATCTGATTTAGAGATGGTTTCTGGTGCTGATAGAATGCTTGATTATTTATCAAATAACACAGACACTGTTACTGTTGATGTTTCAGAAGAACCAATTGAAGATGCAGTTAAACTTAAAAAACTACATCATTTATATGGTGGTGCTGATTATAAAGTTGAGAATTGTCCAGATGTAGACAGAGCATGGTTGTGTAAAGTAACTAAGTTTGTTTATGGAGGATACATGCCTAATCATTTATACATCAAAGCATGAAAGAATTAATCATAATGGCTTTACTAATGGTGTTAGTATGGTCACAAAATTATTTAAATCAAAAAAGATAGTTATGAAATATATGAACTTTTTATTTGCAGGCATTGCAGCAATTACTATGGCTTGTTGTTTAGTATTAATGTTTACAGAACCAGAGCATGTTGAATTTGCAACATATGTGTTTTTATTAGCAGGTGTGTTAGGTACAATACAATTACTTATTATTCGTACAAAATAGTTTACTTAACCTTTAAATCAGAATAAAATGGAAAAGATTATTGCAGAGTTAAAAGAAAAGAGAGATTATCATATTGAAGAATTAGAAGATCTTCATAGATATGAACCAGCTGAAGAGTATTACAAACTCAGAAGAAATGAACTTGAATATCAAATAGCATGTTTAGAAATAGCTATTGATGAGTTAATGACACAGAGTTCTTTGAAGAAAAATCAAAGTAAAAGATTAATGGCTACTATATTACTAGTAGCCATTGTATCATCAATTATTTATTTACTTTTAAATTAAAGTATTTAGGTTCCATAGCTCAACTGGATAGAGCACAGTCCTTCTAAGACTGGGGTTATAGGTTCGATTCCTATTGGGATCACTATTTATTGATAAACTTAAAATATGATTATGAAATTATTTAAAAAGTTATTTAAAAAGAAAACGTATGGTCAAAGTAACCATAAACTATTAGTTATTGATGATAATGCTGATCAACTACATGAAGTATTTGGTATTAGTATGCAACGATCAGATGAGTTATTAGATATATGTATTCATGCTTATCATAAAAACCGTCAACTACATGAATGTCTTGTAGAAGTTGTTGATCAATGTAAACATACAAATGAAGTTGTATTTGCTACTATGATTATGTCTAGAGTTATTGATAAATATAATTCTAAGCATGTATTGTCTGGCTTTCTTAAAAACATGTTTGGTAATGGATAAGAATACTATTTATTCTGTATTAGGATTTGATCTTGATGCAGAAATTACAGATAATGAAGGAAATGTTTTAGCTTCCGGAACTACTTGTAATTATATACCTGAACAAAAACCTCATTATACTACTAATGTAGATTATTATAATAGATGGACAAACTTTAATACAGATCTTTTATCTAAAATAAGAGATTACAAAAGACTAAACACATGAAAATATCTGTAACATATGATGAGACTGATGTTGCTAAAGCATTAGAGTCTATCATTAAGCATTCTAATAATACAGAATTTGTAAAACTATTGACTCCAATGTTATGTCAAAGTAGTAATGCAAGTACTTGGTTTTTTAAACTTATGCTTGGTAATAAACTAACTAATGTTATTCCAACAGGTACTCTTTGTAAAATCAATGCTAATAATTTGGGTTATAATAGTAATAAAGAAGCTATTAAGGCTAAATATGGTGATGAGCATGGGAATGTTGTTGTAACTGTAGGAGAATTTAAGGGTTATCATGATTATACTAATTATCAAGTTTTTTATACTAATGTAGATGATCAAGGTAATGATAAAAAAGACTACACACATGTGCAAAGTGATCAATTAGAAATAATTGAAGAGCTTTAAAGATAGTATATTTGTAATATACTTTTCCAAAATAAATGATATAGGGGGGAGATTTGTCTTCCCCTTTTTCATTGTTAGCTATATATTACTAAATATTATTACTATATGTATTATGCATTCATTTATATGTTTTATATTTATCAGCATATTTATATATGCATTTAAATGTTATATCAGTTACCAAACGGAAAAGTAATACATCTATCTATTGAGGAATATCTTGATCTAACTGATGAAGATATACAGTATATGATGTCACTTGACTATGGTGAGCACATTCATAATCCTTTTACAGGATCAGCTGTTGATAAAAATGTCAAAGAAAAATTTTATGACTTCGAATTCCTTGCAGAGGATGATGAAGAAATAAATAATATAGTATCAGATGATGTTCCATTTGATGATATTATAGATTTATCAGATAACACAGAGTAAATATATTATATTACTTTCCGTAGTATATACCACTTATTACAGTTTGAGTAGCTGTATTATAGTATCCACTCAAAAAAATCTAATTATTTATTTATTAATTTTTAAAAATGAGATTATGAACTCAAAAGTGATTGTATTAGCTGAAGAAACAACCGGAACTGTTGTAAATGTTTCTCAAAACAATTCTGATTTCGGGTACGTTCGTGTACAACAAGTAAGAACAATGATTGATGATAATGGTTTCTTACGTAGAAAACAAGTATCAGCATTAATCCCTGGTTCTGTTTCTGAATTACAAGAAACTGGATTCTTTGCAGGACAACAATTAGATGGTAAAATTATTGTAGAGGAATCTCTTGAACCATTTAATGACAAAACACCAGAACGTGATCTTAAGATTGCAGGTGAAACAGGTGTAGTATGTACATTAGGAGGATTACCTATCTTCCGCAGAACTAAATTTAGTTTTGATGCTAATGGTGCAGATACATTAATTAAACATGATAATGTAGAGCAACTACGTGCAGCATACTCAGCACAAAATGCTAATTCTGCAGCATTGCAACCAAATGATGATTTTTCAATTGGTGGCTAATAAAAAATAGTTAACAAAGATTAGGGGGAGGCATATAAGTCTCCCCTTTTTAATTTATGAATTTAAATTGTATGATTAAGATGGAAAAGTTAAAACAAGATGTAAGTCATTACCAATTGCATTCAGGTAAAACCTATATGCAGTATGAACAAGATAAATATTCTATTTATCAAAATTATTTATATAAAAGAGCAATCTATGGATTAGGGTCTCTTTCAGAAGAAGAACTTGCTACAATATGTAGTAAGAAAAAACAAAGAATAAACAATGTGTATAAACGTGCACAAACTGTATTAAATACATTGAAACAAAAACTTACTATTAAATATAGTAATGATATATTTCAATGTTTGTTTCCCAATTCTAAAATGACACAGGATATATTAGAGTATTCAGACATTGATGAAAAGTATAAAAATACTTTAACTTTTAAAGATTTAAAAGTCTCAAAAGATGATATAATTCGTATATTTATAGCTGAAGGTGTACTTCCTAAAAACTTTTTAAGTTTACAAGAAGCACCAGTAAATTTACCAATGTTAAAAAATCAAAGTGTATGAAAACATTTTATGACATCAGAGAGTTGTCTCCAAGTAGAGAAACATGGAGACCACTTGAAGTAAAGGTTTTACTAAATAGTAGAAAAAAATATTTAATTAAAGTTATTACAACAAACCATCCAAGATGTGCTGATCTAATAGATAAGTATGTTGTCTGTCCAAAAGATAATTTTCTTGATAAAGATCTTCACATTACTGAAAGTCTTTGGAGTGCTCTAAGGAACTTTTTATTTAAGAGAGTACCTAAGTCACCTGAGTTTCCAAAAGAACTACTGTGAAGCTTAAAGAATGTGATGGTTGTCAAAAGATAACTGTTATATGGAAAAACTATGAGGGATTCAAGTATTGTAAATATTGTTGGAGTTGCCAAAATCCCAAAAATAAAGATAATACACAGAAACCAACTGATTATAAAATCCCTCTGGTTTCTTCTAAAAAAAAAAAGAAAGATACTGAATATCTTAAGTTGAGAGAAAGGTTTCTTACTGAAAATCCAATATGTCAGGTCTCTGTAGCTGGTTGTATGAATGGTAGTACTGATGTACACCACACATATGCTGGCTCTAACAGAGATGCTTTCTATTTGGTACAGTCTACATGGAAAGCAGCATGTAGGAATTGTCATGATTGGATTCATGCACATCCTGCAGATGCTAGAATATTAGGCTGGTTAAAATAATTTATTTATGATTTAAAACTTATGATTATGAAAATGATTGGAAAAGAACTTAAAATTAAACACACAACAAGTTACAAAACGTTCTCGGTATTACCTATGAACAGAAGTATTGACAGTAAGCATGTACAAAAAATGATTGCAAGTCTTAGAATACAAGGCTGTCTTAGAGTAGTAATATGTTGTAGAACAAATATTTTTGAAGGAGAATGGAAAACTTATATTGTTGATGGTCAACATATGGCTACTGCATTAGAGAGAGAAGGTCAACCGATTCCATATATTGAAATTGATATTGAATCTGAAGAAGATTTAATTAAAAAGATGGCTTATCTTAATAACTCTTCTAAGTCATGGGATATGATGAACTTTATCAATGCATGGAAAATGATCCGTCCAGATTATATGAAACTTTTCAAATGGAAAAACATGTATGATATTGAGGTAACTATGTTAGCTATCATTGGTGTAAATAATGCTGGTGTTAGATATAGTACTGGTATGCTTAAGACTGGTAATTTTCAAATTACTAATCCAAGAGCAGAAGATATGTGTAAAGCATTCAATGATATTTTCTTAAAGATTGGTAAAAGTGATAGAGCTGTTAAGTTTCAGTTCTTAAGTGCTTTTATGCAGGCATATACTCCTAAGTATGATCACTCTAAAACTATGGTTGCAATTGAAAAACACATAAAAACTGTTAAGTTGATGGCTATTGGTGATGAGACTGGTACATTTATTAGAAAACAAATATTTAAACTTCCAAAATAATGGATAGACAAGAGATACAGTTTGAAGCATTAGCTGCTACAGACAGTAAACAAAGAAGTTCAATTTGTTTAGGCACAGGGGTCGGTAAGACCCTTGTTGGCCTAAATTATATTGAAAGAAATAGTACACCACTAATGAAAATATTAGTTGTTGCTCCTAAAAAAGCAATATTTCAGTCATGGAAGGATGATGCAGAGAAATTTAGTATGCAACATTTATTAGATAGAATAGTATTTAGTACTTACTTAAGTCTAAATAAGAAAGATCCAAAAGAATTTGATATTGTATGTTTAGATGAATGTCATTCATTACTTGATAGTCACCGGGGATTCTTACAGCTGTATAAAGGTAAAGTATTAGGTTTAAGTGGTACTCCACCTCGATACAAAGACTCAGAAAAAGGTAGATTAGTACAAGAGTTCTGTCCTGTAGTTTATACATTTAAAGCAGATCAAGCAATAGAAAATGGTATCTTAAATGATTATCAAATCGTGGTGCACCAGATTAATTTATCTACAGAAAAAGATTATTTTGTTAAAATGTCAAATAAGCAATTTATGACTGATGAAGATTCTAACTATGTGTATTGGTCAAGAAGAATTGATGTTGGTTCTGGTAACATGCACATGCTCAGAGTAATGAGAATGAAGGCTATGATGGAGTATCCAAGCAAAGAGAAATATGCTAAAAAGTTAATGGATAGCATTGACAATAAATGTATCTTGTTTGCTAATACTCAAGCTCAAGCTGATAAGTTGTGTTCATATAGTTATCATAGTAACAACAAAGATTCTGAAGAAAATCTTCAGATGTTTAAAGATGGTGAGATTACAAAGTTATCTACTGTATTGCAGTTAAATGAAGGTGTAAATATTCCTAATCTTAAACAAGGTATAATCATGCATGCTTATGGAAATGAAAGAAAAGCAAGTCAAAGAATTGGAAGGTTACTCCGTCTTAATCCTGATGATAAAGCTATTGTACATATACTTTGTTATGTAGGCACTGTAGATGAAAAATGGGTTACTGATGCATTAGAAGGATTTGATCAAAGTAAAGTAGTATGGAAAGATTTTGGAGTTAATTTAGATTAATCCTAAAATTTATGTATATTAGAGTGATATGGAAGACATAAAAACACATAAATTAGTTTTGTATAATGATTCTGTCAATGACTATAATTATATTATGGCATGCTTGATTAGATTCTGTAAACATGATCCAATACAAGCTGAACAATGTGCTATAATTGCTCATAATGTTGGTCAGTGTTCTGTAAAATCTGGAGATTTTTTAGAAATGTTAGAAATAAAATCTACTTTTGAAGAATTACAAATTAAATCAGAAATAGAAGTTTATGAAAGTCATATGCATTGATGCAACTAAAAAACCAAATAGAATATCTCCAGATGAATGGATAAAAGAAGGTGTAGTTTACACTGTTATCAATGCCATCAAAATGGGTCTACAAGCTGGAAAAATTGGTTTAGAACTCAAAGAAGTTAAATTAACTGAAAGATCATTTCCTTATGAATACTATGATGCAAGCAGATTCCTTCCTATAGAAGGATTAATGTCTGATGCAAAAGTAAAAGAGGAAGAGATGGAATTAGAATTAGATATTATTTAATATGGAAGATTACACTAAAGAAGATGTACTACAAGCTCTATCTAAAATTACTGTGAACTCACGTAAAAGAGTTTTAGTAGATCAAAGAAGTTATCTTATTGGTATTTTGGCATATAGATTTATGTTAAGTGAACATACTATTGCAAAGCTTACAAATATTAAAAGATATAGTATTAACTATAATAAAAAAATTGCATTGGATTTTCATAAAGATAAATCATATATTCAAAATGTATATGTATATGCTCAAATGTTTCCATTTGACTTTAGTGTAATTGAAAGAGGAAAATCTATAAGTGATAGATCTGTAAGAGTAGAACTAGATCTTAATAGAAAATTATTTAATAAACTAAAAGCAGTTGGAGCTATAAAAGGTCAGTCAGACATAAGAGTTACAATTAAGTTTTTCTTAGAAAAAAGTTTAACAATATGGGACGAATGAAAGAAGTCTGTATTCAAATCATGAATGCAAATGATGGTATACCAGAAGGTATGACCATAGAAGATGTAGTTAGAATGAAAGAATTAGAAATTTACAATTGGCGTGAGTATGAAAGAGAACAGGAAAGAGGGAGGGTTAAGTTTATTGAATCAGAGAATTCAGGAGAAACTGAAAAGGTTGAACAAATCTCCAAAAAATTCTCCTCGTTCTATGGTGAAGCCAGAGAAGAAAAAGGGGGTGAATAATGAAGAAGGAGATTAAATGAAGCACTTTCTAAAATATCTAGTGGTATGGGTAAGTCAAAACTTGTCCATACCATTTTGGATGGTGGGTCATGTACACTTATCTTTAAATGTGTATGCTGACATACACGAGATATTAATGTCCTTTGGTATGAATATTATTGTGGCAGTGGGATTTATTATTGATTACATAGATACAAGAAAAAATGAATAAGTATTTTAATTTTAAAGACAAAAAACTAAAAACCTTAATTAACGATATATGTCAAGAACATTGGGATGTTTCTAAATCAGAAGACAATAATATGGGTTATTTGTGGTACATGTATGCTGCAGGTCATAAAAAAGGAGATTTTAAACCTTTTATTTTCCTATCAGAGTTAAACTTACTTGTTAAAACAAATTATGTTACTGAAGAAGAAAAACAAAACATGCTTGGCATGTTATTAAGTGAAGATGATGATAATGCTCATATTACTGGATATTCTATACTTACACTTAGAAAGAAAAGAATAAATGATATGGGTCTTTGGACACTTGACAATAAGAAGTATAAAAAATTAAATTATACGTCTGATATTATAAACCCTGAATTTTTTACTAATCAATTATAATTATGGAAAATTATCCTAAATGGGTAAACAATCTTGTTTACTTTCTAGCCGGAATTGGCTTTTATGGAATTTTAATTTATTTTTTGTAATCATGACAGAAAATCAACTGATTGAGCATGGATTTAAAAAAGAAATGTGTTCTGATTTAGAGAGTAATAATGGTTATGATTATTACTACTATATTTTAGAACTTTGTGAAGGTATTTGTCTTGTCTCTACAGACAGTGATACTATTAAAGACGACCACTGGAAAGTTGTCTCTTTTGACATACCTGCATTAAAAATTGAAACAGAAGAAAATTTAATTAGTTTTCTTCAAGTAATGGAAAAATTAATAAGCTGTAAAGATGTTTAGTGGTAAATTCATAAAGACTAATGGTAAGTTAGTTTATGCTAATCCTAAAGATAAACTGGCCTATGAAATTTTCTTAGATAAGATTCCAGAAGGCCAGAAAATAGAAATGTATTTAGATCTAGCTGATGCAGATCATACTAAAGCACAACTTGCAAAAGTACATGCTTGTATTAGAGAAATGGCAAAAGAATCTGGATACACCTTTGATGAAATGAAATGTGTCATTAAAGATGCATCTGGTATTGCAGATAAATCCTTTGCTGATTGTAGTAAAGATGAATTAATGTTAGCTATTGAAGCTTGTATACAAATTGGAAGAGAAAATTGGAATATTAACCTAACTTAGGTTCTACGTAACCTTCTTCTCCTGGTTCAGGAATATCCTTTTCTGTATATAATTTATTTTTAGTAGCTTGACTTTCTATTTCAGCAAGAAGTAGTGCTATAGTATAAAAAGCTCTTTGTGGTTCATCAAGAGAATTGTATTCTTTACTCATGATGTCTTTAAAGTATGCATCTCCTTTTTCAGGAATGTCCATACCTTGCAAAATTACAAATGAAGCAGCTTTAGTCATTAAGTAAAAATTTTTATTTACTTCTATGGTTATAATAGCATCATCTTTTAGTTCTTTTACTTTTATCATAATTATAATTTTTATCAAAAATAACAAAAAAAATGGATTTAGAAGAAATTAAACAAAAAATGTTTGAGAAATTAAAACCAAATGGATGGGATAAAATTCTTAAATCTTTTATATTTAGTTCTGAATTTGATGACATACTCACCAAACTTTGGACTCTAAGTGAATCAGATAAAAGATTTACACCACCTCTTAAACAAGTGTTAAGAGCATTTGAAGAATGTCCATATCATGAACTTAAAATTGTTATGATAGGTCAAGACCCATATCCACAGTTAGGTGTTGCTGATGGTATTGCATTTAGTTGTGGAAACACTTTAATAGAACAACCTTCATTAAGATTTTTATTTAATGGAGTAGAAGAAAACTATCCTCACAGGTATGAAAGAAATTGTGATCTGACTAGATGGTCAAATCAAGGTATTTTAATGTTAAACACAGCACTTACTACTGAAGTAGGTCAAATAGGTGGTCATTATGATATCTGGAAACCGTTTACTGCATATCTGTTAGATACTTTAAATAATCATAATAACGGATTGATATATGTGTACATGGGTAAAAAAGCTGAAGAGTGGTCTAATCTTACCAACGATAATAATTATAGGTTTTATGTTAAACATCCTGCTTCTGCTGCTTATAACGGCTCTAAATGGGATTGTGATGATATATTTAATAAAATATCTGTTTTAGTAAAAGAGAATTACAATCAAATTATAACATGGTAATATGAAAGAAATCTTTAAAAAACTTGCTGATATGGGAATAACTCCTAATGCATTTTATATATTAGATTGTGTAAAAGAAGGAATTGTTCCAAACACTTATGTTAAAGCCAGTCTTGAGGTAACTCGATTAATTAAAGACAATTGGTTGACACAAGATTTGGAATTAACAGATAAAAGTGTTATCTTTACTACTGAAATTGATGGCTATTTCAAAAGATCTAAGAAAAAAACTTCTACAGATTTACTAGGGCATAATTTTATGCAAAACATAGAGGCATATGTACATATATTTCCTAATAAGAAGCTGTCTTCTGGAAAATATGCAAGAGTACCTGCCAAAAACTTAGAAAGTGGATTTAGATGGTTTTTTGAAACTTATGATTACGATTGGGAAACTATCTTTCAAGCCACACAAAAATATGTTGGAGAATATGAATCTAAAAACTATGAATACATGAGAACTGCTCAATATTTTTTGAGAAAGCAAAATGTAGACAAGAGTTGGGATTCTGATTTAGCAACTTATTGTGAATACTTAAAAGACAGTCCTGATGATGAACAAGTATATTTTAGTGAGTTAATTGTATAATTTAAATTTTAAAAATCTATGGCTAATTTATTTAATGGTGCCCGTCACTTATTACCAGTTAGTGAAAGAGACAGTTTAGAAAAGGGTCTTATTAAAATGAAAGCTAGAAGAGAAGGTAAATTACGTTCTCTTGTTAGTGCATGGCCCAAATTTAATGATGCCTTTTGTGATGGATTAGAATGGAAAACTATTACTGTAGTTGGTGCTCGACCTGGAACTGGAAAAACTCTTTTTATGGAACAATTGATATCTGATATCATTGATTTAAATAAAAATGAAGACTTCCGTGTTCTTAAATTCCAAATGGAAATGGTTGATGAAACAAGTGCAATAAGAAAGTTTGGTCTGAAAACAGGTGCTGATTACAATACATTAATGAGTAAAGACGGAAAATTAGTTGACAAAAGAATATTTCAGAGGTGCGTTGATTTTTATCATGAAAGTGCATCATCTGATATTGTAAATGTTGTCTATGATGTATGTACTGTCAACGAAATGTGTTCTACTGTTCATCATGAATTAGAAAGACACAGAAGAGAAGATGGTTCATATAGAAACATGCTTGTTGCAATAGATCATTCTGCTCTATTTAAAAATGATGTAGGACAAAAGGATAAATTTGAAATGCTGGGATCATTGGGTGAAGCCTTGACTCAAATGAAGAAAAAATATCCAGTTGCATTTATAGTCCTAAGTCAATTAAATAGAAACATTGATGATATTAAAAGACAAGTAGAAGGTAATTACGGTAATTATGTATTAGATTCTGATATATATGGTTCTGATGCTTTGTTACAGCATGCAGATGTAGTAATGGGTATAAATAAACCTTCTATAAGAAGAATTAAACAATATGGTCCTGAGAAGTTTTTAATTGAAGACCCGGATACATTAGTGTTTCATTTTTTGAAGTCCAGAAATGGCACAACAAGAATAAGTTTCTTTAAACTTGATAGGGTAACTATGAGAATAATAGAAATGAATACCCCTGCTAGAGCTGTAGCACAAAAAATCCAAGTAAATTAATAAATATGAGTAGTAATTTAAGAAAAGAAAAAGAAAGAGAGTTTTATATGCAACATATGGATGCTTTCAAAGCAATTGGTATTGCTGATCCATTTTTCACAATTAAAACTGCATTTTTCAAAAAAGGAAAGTTTGGAAGACAATGTCAGTTTTTTGAGTGGGAATTGAAGAAAGGTGAAGATATCTATATGGAGTTTTATGACAATGCCTATGATGGTAATGGTAAAACTATTGATATTATACCAATGAATGAAGACAGATCATTGTTTAAACTCAAGTACAATCCTTATTTCCAAGAGGAATATGATGTAATTGAAGGAGTAGACAGTGAAGGAAAACCAGATAGAAAATATCTTATTCCTGTAAATGAAATGATGGTTGTATTATCTAGTGGTCAAGAGATTAGTCATTCTCTTTATGAAAAAAGAAAAGAAGATGCTAAAAATGATTTACCAGAATTACAAAAATCATTAAGTTTGTTTCCCGATTTTGAAAAAGAATATTCTCCTAAAGTAGAGGAAGTTTTTTTGAATGATGAGGATGAATCTGTTTCTGATATTTTATTGAGAATAAGTGTAGAATTTCAAAAATTAGCAAAAAAGTTATGAGTATAATACTTCCAACAACAAAAGAAAAACCAACAAGATTTAATCCTAAAAGATTAATTATTTATTCTAAACCAAAGACTGGTAAAACCAGTGCATTTGCAGGATTAGATGATAATCTTATTATAGATTTAGAAAACGGTGCTGATTATGTAGAAGCTCTGAAGATTAAAGTTAATTCTCTTCAGGAATTATTAGAAGCAGGTAAAGCTATCAAAGATGCTGATAAACCATATAAATATGTTACAATAGATACTGTAACTGCATTAGAAGATATGGTTATGCCTCTTGCAATTAAATTATATAGACAAACTAGTATGGGTAAAAATTATGATGGAGACAATGTCTTGTCATTACCTAATGGTGCTGGTTATTTATATTTAAGACAAGCTTTCTTTCAAGTTTTAGATTTTATTGATACTTTAGCACCCCATATTATTTTATCTGGTCATATTAAGGACAAACAGGTAGATGATAAAGGTGAGATGGTATTGGCTGCAAACATTGATTTGACAGGTAAAATCAAATCTTTGATCTGTGCAAATGCAGATGCAATTGGTTATATGTTTAGAAAAGGTAATAAGACCATTCTATCATTTAAAACTAGTGAAGAAGTGACTTGTGGTGCAAGACCAGAGCACTTAAGAAATGAAGAAATAGTAGTTTCTGAGATGAATGAAAAAGGTGAACTAGAGTTTCACTGGGATAAAATTTATGTGTAACAAATAAAAAAAAATAAGATGGCGTTAAGTACAGATGATTTAGGTAACGGTGGATCCGGTTTACCAAAAACGATTAGTCCAGGAAACAAACTGTTGAAAATCAACAATGTTGAGTTAGAACAATTTAAATTTATTGACAATGCATATCATTTGATATTGCATGTTGAAACCGAACCTATTGAAGGTTTTGAAGGTTTTTCTTTAGATAAAGACAATCCTGAAAAAGGTCACTTCAAAGGTCAAATTGGTAGAGTCAAAGCAAGCCAATATGCATTTGCAGATGGTGAGACCAAAACTGGTATCAAAATACAAAGAGATAGATCAATTTTAATGTTCTTACAGAATCTTTGTAAAACAATGGGAATCAATGATTGGATGGTATCACAGCATAACAAACATGATACTATTGAAGCTTTTGTTGAAGAATTTAATAAAACTGCACCAGTTAAAGATAGGTATCTTGAATTCTGTGTTGCAGGTAAAGAATATGTTGGTAGAACTGGTTATACCAATTACGATATGTGGTTACCAAAAGCAGAAAGTGGAAAGTATGCATTTGGTGAAGTAGAAGAAGGTAAAGTTATTAGATATGATGAATCTAAACATTTGAAAAAACTTGAAGTAAACAATATTGAAAGTTTTGGAGATGATGATTTGAACATGCCAAATAAGCCTTCTACTGATTTCTCTTTAGACTAATAAAGTCAGGGGGAGTCAGTGATTCCCCCTTTTAAATTTTAGTATATGATTTCTACAAAAACAATAATTTCTGATTTAAATGAAGTACCTAGAGAATGGGTATTTGAGTATTATTTAAACCTCACTGAAAGACTTTGTGGTCAAAGTTTAAAAATAAAATCTGCATTTAATCCTATTGATAAAGTTCCTTCTATGTGTATATACACAGACAATAAAGGATTTTACAAGTTCAAGGATTTTTCATCTGGATTTGGTGGTGATGGTTTAAACTTAGTTATGCATTTATATAATCTAGATGGAAGAGGTAAAGCTTCTTTTAAAATCATGGCAGATTATGATGCTTACATTTCTAATAATACATACGTTGTATTAGATTATCTTCCACAAAGTAAATACACGGTTTCTGATTATGAAATCAGACACTGGAATACTTTAGATCAATCATACTGGAAAGGTTTTAAATTAAGTTCTAATATATTAGAACATTATAACGTACATCCTTTAGAGTTTTACAATATGGTTAAGGAAGACGATGGTCATATTCTTGATACTGTTAATATAAAAGGTAATTTTATTTATGGCTTCTTTAGAGAAGATGGTGGTTTATACAAGATATACACACCAAAAGTAAAAGATAACAAGTTTATTAAGGTAAAAGATTATATCCAGGGTTCTGATCAACTTGAGTTTAAATCTAAGTATTTACTTATTACTTCCTCATTAAAAGACTTAATGTGTTTTGTGAAATTAGGTATAAGTGGTATTGAATGTTTGGCTCCGGACAGTGAGAACAGTGTTATTCCACAAAATTTCATGCAACCTCTCCTAGGTAAGTATCAAAAGATACTTGTACTATTTGACAATGATGAACCTGGTCTTAAATCAGCTAAAAGATATAAAGAAAAATATGGTTTTAACTATATAGTTCTTGACATGTCTAAAGATTTATCTGATTCTGTTAGAGATCATGGTGTTGAAGCTGTGAGAGATAAATTATTACCTTTGTTAAAACAATCATTATGAGTTGGCTATACCAAGGTAAAAAATTTACTGAAGCAAATATACCAGAAAATGGTATTGGATTTATTTATCACATGTCAGTGATATTAAATGGAAATACTTATGCCTATATTGGTAAAAAGAATTTCTTTTCAAATGTAAAAAAGAAACTTGGTAAAAAAGCTTTAGCATTAGTTACTGATAAAAGATTAAAGAAATATACCAAAGAACAAAAAGCTAATTTTGAAAATTACTACAGTAGTAATCAACAATTAAAAGAAGCTCACAAAGCAGGATTAATTATTAAAAGAGAGATCTTGTTGATTTGTTATTCTG